ATAAAATAAAAATAATATGAAAAATTAATGAAAATTGGTAAGTATATTCCATTAGGGACGTACAATGATGTAAAAATCGGTTATGGTACCGTAGATTTTAAAAATCTTAAAACCATTTATTTAAAATTAAATTCATGGGTTCAACCTGAAAATGAAACCGAAGATTTTAATTCTACAATTTATAAATCGAGAAGAAAAATAAAAGAAATAGTCTACAATTTAAATTCTCCTTATTTTAAACAACAATGTATTGTTGATTTAGATATAAGAACTAAAGGAATCAAATTAGAAAAACGTTCTTTTATGAATTTAGAAATTACTCTATATGTAGATAAACAGTTCGATGTAAAATCAAAAGAAATAAAAACGATTCTAAAAGATTTATTCGAAATAACAATTGAAAATGGTTTATCTGACAAAAAACTATTCAATTTTTACAAAAGCAAGAAATAACTTATATATTGATGTATTTATAGTAATAAAAACTATAAATGAAGGTATTAGGACAAGGAGAGACTTATATATATTGTTTAATACACAATAATGAAGTCAAATACATTGGTAAATCTGACAATCCTAATCAAAGATTTAAAGAACATTTAAGAAAATCTAAATACAACAAAACATATAAGGATAATTGGTTAACTAAATTAATTAAATCCTCTCAAATTCCCGAATTATTAATATTGGATATAGTTCCATTCGTTAATTTTGGTTTTTGGGAGGATTTTTATATTGATTTATTTAAATCATTTGGGTTTAAATTAACAAACACAACACCAGGCGGTAGAGGAGGTAATTTTGGGGATGTTGTAAATAAAAAAATATCTGAAAAATTAAAAGGTAGAATCATTAACGATGAATGGAGAAATAATATAAAAAAGGGTAGTATTGGTAGAAAACATACTAAAGAAACATTAGAAAATTTTTCTAAACAAAGATTAGGTGAAGGTAATTCTATGTATGGTGTAGAAAGAAAAAGAACATGGGATGAAAATAAGAGAAAAAAAATTATACAATTAGATTTATTTAATAATCAATTACATGAATGGGATTCAATACAAGATGCTGTAGTTGGTACCTGTACTAATAGAACGTCAATTAATTATGTCTTAAAAGGTAAAAGAAATCAAGCAGGTGGATATAAATGGACTTATTCTAATATTTATTAAAATATGGAAAAGGATTATACATTTAAAGATGGTAGAAAATTATTAATAGAATATGATGCAGGACACGTATCTCCAGAAGAAAACAAACAAATCATTGCGGAAATGAAGGATATGGACTTTTCGAAAGACCTTATCCTTTATGCTGTTTTACAAAAATATGATACTCCAAATAAGAACGGAAGGATTTATCCTGAAGCAATTCTTAAAAGGGAAAATGAAAAGTATCAAACAATTATCAGGAAGGGTTCTGCGTTAAATGAATTAAACCACCCTTCATCATCACTTATCGATTTAGACAGAGTATCACACAGTATCCTTGAGACTTGGTGGGACGGTAAAATGTTAATGGGTAAAATTAAATTATTCACGTCACCGGGTTGGAAAAAAATGGGTATTGTATCAACTAAAGGAGACCAAGCGGCAATGTTATTAATGAACGGAGCAACACTTGGTATTTCTTCACGTGGTGTTGGTTCTCTTAAACAAGTTAAGGGAGAAAACATCGTACAAGAAGATTTTGAGTTAGTATGTTTTGACTTAGTATCTTCTCCATCTACACCGGGGGCATATGTATTCAGTGACCCCTCAGAAAGAGATCAGTATCAAGAATCTATTGAGCCAGAAAAACCAGTAATTAATGATAGAATGAAATCATTGATGGGGAAACTGGATAATTTTTTATCTAAATAATCAATTAAATACCGATTATAATATTAAAATGAAAACTTTTTTCATTTTAGATACTATTTATAGAATACAAAAACAAAATTTTCCAAATGAGCGAAAAATCAATTTTAGAACAAGCGTTACTTCAAGTACAAACTCTTGAAGAAGCAGTTAAGCACAATGCAAAAGGTATACTTGCTTCAACTATGAAACAAGAACTAAGCGACTTGCTTAAAGAATCATTAGAAGATGAGGATGACGTAACTTCTGACGAAGAAGGTACAAATCCTGAAGAAGAGGGAACAGACGATATGTCAGACGAAGAAGGAACAACAGCCGATGATGAAGAAGCTGATGAAACTTCTGACGATGAAAATGTAGATGACCTTGATAACGACGAGACAAGTGACGACGAATCTATGGATTCTGAAGATGATGAAACTGAACCATCTTTTGGTGGTATGGATCATGAAGATTCAGAAGAAGGTAGTGAAGACGACGACGTTATGGATATGACAGGTGCTTCAGATGATGAAGTTCTTAAAGTATTCAAGGCTATGAAACCAGAAGATGGTATCGTAGTTAAAAAAGACGGTAACAAGCTTGAAGTTAATGACGGAGACGATGAGTACATCATCAAATTAGATGACGACGGTGATGATACCGAAGTTGATGAGGATTATGCAACGGAAGAAGAAATGCCAATGGACGAACCAATGGATGAAAATCTTTATGAAATTGCTTTAGATGAAGACGAAGACGCTCCATATGAAAAAGAAGTAAAAGCTGGTATTCATGAAGCTAAAGGTGGTGACCCTTACACTAAAAAGGCAAAGGTTAAAACTGAAGTTCACGAAGCTGGTGGAGATCCTTACACTAAGAAAGCGAAAGTTAAGACTGACGTTCACGAAGAAGGAGGAGACCCTTATACTAAGAAAGCTAAAGTTAGCAAAGATGTACATGAAGAAGAAGATGTGGAAGAAGGTGAAAATTCTCCTTTTGACAAAAAAGCTACTAAAAAAGTACAAGCTGACGAAGCTGCAAGAACAAAATCTAACCCACACGGTGATAAAAATGAACAACATAGAACTGGTTTAAAATCTAAAAAGATGTATAAAGCGGGTTCTGGTTCTATCAACGAAGAAGTTGAAACTTTGAAAAAACAAAATGCTGAATATAAAAAGGCATTAGTATTATTCAAAGATAAACTTAATGAAGTTGCTGTATTCAACGCAAACTTAGCTTATGCTACACGTTTGTTTACTGAACATTCAACTACAAAACAAGAGAAATTGAATATCTTAAAACGATTTGATACAGTTTCTACGTTAAATGAGTCTAAGGGCTTATATAACACAATTGCTTCTGAATTAGGTAATAAAACAACAGTAACCGAATCAGTAGCAGAAAAAATCGTAAACACTCCATCAAGTTCTTCAACAGAGGTATTATCTGAGTCTAAAGCTTATGAAAATCCTCAATTCGCAAGAATGAAAGACTTAATGAAGAAAATAAAATAAACAAATAAAAAACAAAATACAATTTTAAAATGGGAGCATTATTAGAATCAGGTATGGTTGGTAACATCGGTTTAAAACACTTGAGAGTTATCAAAGAAGATACCATCAAAAAATGGAACGAATTAGGCTTTTTAGAAGGCTTAGAAGGTCACCAAAAAGATAACATCGCGCAATTATATGAAAACCAAGCATCATATTTAATCAATGAAGCAGCTGTAGCTGATTCATCTGGTTCTTTTGAGACTGTGGTATTCCCTATCATCCGTCGTGTGTTCTCTAAATTATTAGCTAACGACATCGTGTCTGTACAAGCTATGAACTTACCAATCGGTAAATTATTCTATTTCATTCCTAAAATTCAGGAAAGAAATAACGGGGCTCACTACCATCCTTATGGTTTCCCTGATACATCAACTGATCCAGAAACTGGATATACTGGTAACAACCTTTATGACAGATTCTACGAAAATGACAACGGAGATGGTAATGATCCTAACACAGGATTATTTGACTACTCTAAAGGTCAATATTCAGCAGTTACTTTAAGTGGTGCTTCAGTGGTAACTTTCTCTAACGGTGTTACTACAGATGTTGCAATGTCTGGTTTCACAGGTACATCTCAAGAAAGTGTAATCGTTAAGTTTACAGGTTTCACTAAAGATGGTGAAGGTAAATTAATCGGACCAAACGGTAACGCAATGGACACAGAAGAGTTTTTAGCTTCAGCAGTTATTAACTACAATGGTGTTTCTCGTAACTTTAACATCGTAACTCAAAAGTACGGTAAAGGTATCGTTGAGTACGGTTCTAAACAAACAACAGCTAACTACCCTTCAGGTAGATATTATCAAGATACAGTGGATCAAGAAGGTACAATGTACATTTCTGTAGATTTACAATCTTATTCAGCAACTTCAGGTTTTGCTAACTTAACTATCCCTGGTTCTTTCACTCCAGCGGCAGTTACTTTAGGATACCGTGTGTATGACACTTTAGAATTTGAAGATCAAATCGGTGAGGTTTCTTTTGATTTACAATCAGTAACAGTTTCTGTAACTGAAAGAAAATTAAGAGCTACATGGTCTCCTGAATTGGCTCAAGACGTTAGTGCGTTCCACAACATCGACGCTGAAGCTGAATTAACAGCTTTATTATCTGAGCAAATCGCTGCTGAAGTTGACCGTGAAATCTTACGTGACTTACGTAAAGGTGCTGCATGGACTGCTAAGTGG